GAAAGAGATATGAATGCTATCGGGCATGAAACTCGTCGTGGAAAGGGTAACATCCTCATCTGCTCTGCAGACGTGGCTAGTGCTCTCTCAATGGCTGGTGTGCTTGATTACACTCCTGCTCTTTCTGGCAACAGCAACCTTCTTCCAGACGATAACAGCAGCACTCTTGCTGGTACTTTGAATGGTAGAATCAAGGTCTATGTTGATCCTTACTCTGCAAACGTAAGTGACAGACACTTCTATGTTGCAGGTTACAAAGGATCCTCTGCATACGATGCAGGACTCTTCTACTGTCCATATGTGCCTCTACAAATGGTCAGAGCTGTGGGTCAGGACACCTTCCAGCCAAAAATCGGGTTTAAGACTCGTTACGGCATGGTTGCTAACCCATTCGCTGAAGGCACCACTCAAGGTAATGGCGATCTTGATCCTAACAAGAACCGTTACTACAGACGTGTGCTTGTTGACAATCTCATGTAAATCGTATTGTCACGATACAAAGACAGGGGGTGGCGAATGCCACCCTTTTTTATTAGGATGGTCCTAAATACTCGAAACGCATTAGCACCATGGTCGTATACGATTTTGTTTACGGAATTATGCTAACATTGATCATTGGATTATTTTTCATTTATCTATTGAGGTTGGGATCGTAACATGAGCAGAGGAGTTATCACGAAAGTAGACATGCTATCTCGTGTCTACAAGTATAAGAAAGGCTTATTTGACGGATCGTATCATGGGGAGTATACTGAAGAGCAGAAGGATGCAGCACATAAGGCATTCAATGATGTCCTAGACATGCTCCAAGAATACATTGCATAACATGCGAAAAGATTTAGACAACATCGATGATCTTCTTGATGACATCGAAACCATGAAAAACAAAATCACCAGAATTGAGGACGTCACTGACTCTCCGAAAGACTGGAAAGATTTTTGGAATCATCCAGAGGACATTCATGATCAAAAAACTGATTGAAGCATTCCCTACTACTGAAATTGTTGAGTGGACTATGACCGAAGACAAAATCCGTAAGTATGCTTACACAAAAGGTGAAGTAGATGCCATGATTGCTGCTGCCGTGGAAGAGGCACGCAGAATTGACGAAGAGTCAATGAAAAAGCATAATCGTGACGCTACTGTAATCAGTATGATTCTAGGTTTCACATGCCTAGCACTATTCCTAGACGGCACTCTAAGATTGCTTGGTATCATTCCACCATTCATGGGGATTGATATTGATATCTTGGACAAAGTTGTGGAAGCAGTCAAACACGACTTAGCACCAATACAAAGATATGGATTACGATAGCAGCATTACGCTGATTAATTTAATTCGAGGTCTAACAATAGGATTATTTGCACACTTTGTGTTAAAGGTAGTCTTTGACCTTACAGATATAAATAATGATGACGACGATGATGATCCCGAAGGCGGTATCATGATCCCTGCATATGCACCGATGTAATGACGACTTGGAATAAACAGATAGAGAATAGAAATTTCTTATCACCCTTAGGATTTAAGATGGTGATGCCGAAGTTTCCTAAGGTAGTGTACTTTTCTCAGTCTGCTGCTATTCCTGCTATCAGTCTTACACAACCAATGCAGTCCACAAGGTATGGACGTCAGTTGCCCTTAGAAGGCACCTTCCAGTATGAAGACTTTGAAATGTCTTTCATTGTAGATGAGGACATGGAGAATTATCTTCTCCTACATAACTGGTTGCGTGCACTTGGTGTCCCCGAGAAGGCAAAAGAGAGGACAGAGTTTATTGAATTCATGAAGGCAAGATTTCAGTATGATGCAAAGGATTGGGATCTACTCTCAGCAGATGCATCTATTACTGTATTGAATTCAAACTTTAATACAAATTTCAACGTAGTATTCAAGGGTCTATTCCCTGTTGCCTTGCAAGGACTTGATTTTAATGCTACAATAGATGGCACACAGTACGCAACAGCGACCGCCACCTTTAAATATATCTTGTATGAGATTCAGAGTGGTGAAACTAACGTACGCTCTGCTAGTTACGAATAGTGAATCTTAACAAAATTGAAGAGATGTGGGAGAAGGACTCACAACTCCATAGGGAGTTGCCTGAGTTGCTTGCAAATGACTCATTAGAGACTGCAAAGTTACACTCCAAGTATCTCAAGTGGTTGAATCAATTTCGTCTCATGCTATCTGAGGCAGAAAGAGATATTAAAGTAATGCGATTAGAGAAGTGGCAATATTATTCTGGTAAAAAAACCGACGAGGATGGCAGAGCATTTCCTTACAAAGTTATGAAAGGAGATCTGTCTGTATACATGGACGGTGATGATGAATTGTGTAGAGCAACAGCAAAGATACACTACTTAGAAACGTGTATAAATTGTTGTGAAAGGATTCTTAAGCAGATTGACTCTAGAGGTTTCTCTATTAAGAATGCGTTTGACATCATCAAATACTATGACATACGTTAGCAAGAAGAATGAGGTATATTTAAAGGTAGAGACTGAGCAGCATATCCATAAAGAGTTATCAGAGTATTTCTGTTTTGATGTGCCCAACGCAAAGTTTATGCCACACTATAAGAAGCGTGTATGGGATGGCAAGATCCGTCTATACTCGCCAGGCACAGGTGAAATATACGTTGGACTATACGATTACTTACAACAATTTTTTATTAACAAGGGATATAAGTATACTGTCAAACTAGATGACAATTACGGTATCCCCGAGGAGGAAGAAGATTATGTCACACCTGAAAGCACAGCGTCTTTTGTTAGGTCTCTGGGTCTCCCTTTCGCAGCAAGGGACTACCAACTACGAGGCATATATCAAGCACTTAAGTCGCGTAGGAAGCTTCTATTATCCCCCACAGGATCAGGAAAATCCCTGATCATCTATGCTCTTGTCCGTTGGTATCTGCAGAAAGGACTAGAGGTATTGATTATCGTGCCTACCACATCATTGGTAGAGCAGATGTATAAAGATTTTGAGACTTATGGATGGAAGGCAAGTGCCTACTGTCATAAGATTAGAGCAGGGAAAGAGAAATATGTTGATAACCCAGTAGTAATATCTACTTGGCAGAGTATATACAAGGAGCCTAAGTCATTTTTTGCAAGGTTTGATGCCGTCATTGGAGACGAAGCACACCTGTATAAAGCAAAATCATTGTCGGGTATCCTCACCAAGATGCTTGATACTAAGTATCGTGTCGGTCTAACAGGGACACTTGATGGGTTGCAAACCCACCAACTAGTATTAGAAGGTCTCTTTGGTAGTGTCAATCAAGTCACAAAGACTAAGGATCTACAGAAGAAAGGTCACCTAACACCACTTAAAGTAAATGTAATATTACTTAAACATGGATGGGTGCCGTTTGATTACTATCAACAGGAGATAGAATACCTGTGTATGCATGAGAGACGTAACAAATTTATCAGTAAACTAGCATTAGATACGGTTGGCAACACCTTAATCCTCTTTAATTACGTCGAGAAACATGGTGAGCCTCTTTACGAATTGATAAATAGTTACAATACTAAACGTCGTGTATTCTTTATACATGGCGGTATTGACACAGAAGAGCGTGAAGAAGCGAGACGGATTACCGAATTAGAAAAAGATGCTATAATTGTAGCAAGTTATGGCACCTTCTCTACTGGTATCAATATTCGCAATTTGCACAACGTGATTTTTGCCAGTCCTTCTAAGTCTAGAGTCCGAAACCTCCAATCTATTGGTAGGGTTTTGAGGAAGGGAGAAAACAAATCACAAGCAACCTTATACGACATTGCTGACGATTGCACTAAGGGGTCATATCACAACTACACTTTCAGACATCTTATAGAAAGGATGAAGATATACGAGTCTGAGGAGTTTGATTATGAAGTTACCAAAGTAAGATTCAAAAATGATTAACTACATCCAACACGATCAAGAATTCTACGGAGTCGTTAAGTTGACCTCTGGGGAAGAGTTGCTCGGTCCTATGATCGCAACGGATGATCATGGAGATACATTGATCTTTGTATCTAATCCTGCTAAACCACACCCCACACCAGTGAATGATAACAAGGGCAATCAAGGTCTTGCTATTGGATTCACCAAATGGATGATGTTTAGTGAAGAAGATTTCTATCTCATCAGAGAGCCTGATGTAATCTGTGTTGCTCCTATGAGTGATGAATCTATTGCAATGTATCGCATGTGGTTGCGGAGAGAATATGGAGGTCCTGAAGAAGGTTACAAGGCACCAGTGAATGAATCCATGGGACTCATTGGTAGAGTTGATGATTTCCGTAAAAAATTAGAGAAGCAGTGGCGTAACACTGGTTGACGTAAAGATATAACTGTTGTATACTTAAGTTATTCGGAAGCAATAAATGCCACGGAAAGCGAAAAAACAACACTATGTAGACAATAAAAAGTTTCTCGACGAGCTCGTGGTATACCGCAAGGACGTCAAGCATGCTGCAGAATTTGATCTACCCAAACCAAGAATCCCAAACTATATCGGAGAGTGTTTTCTAAAGATTGCAACACACCTCTCTTATCGTCCTAACTTTATTAATTACATGTATAAGGATGACATGATCTGCGATGGGATAGAGAATTGTGTACAGTATATTGATAACTTCGATCCTGCTAAATCTACAAACCCATTTGCATACTTCACACAAATAGTGTATTATGCATTTCTACGTCGTATTGCGAAAGAGAAGCGACAGATGGATATTAAAGACAAACTGATTGAGAAGAGTGGATACGACGAGGTATTCTCAACAGACAATAAGGATGATCATGCTCAGATGAATTCTATCAAGAGCAGAATTGAAACAACTATGAGAGGATAATTCATGAATGTATTGGTCATAACAGATCAACACTTTGGAGTTCGTAATGACAGTCTTATTTTCCTAGAAAGATACAGACAATTCTATTCTCAAATTGTTATACCCACCATTGATAAATTGGGTATCACTGAAGTGCTATGCCTAGGTGATACATTTGACAAGAGGAAGACTATCAACTTCAATAGTTTAGATAGTGCGAAGGAGATGTGGTTTGACCCACTCCGTGATCGTGGTGTCACTATGAATATGTTGATTGGTAATCACGATATCTACTTTAAGAATACTCTTAAGGTAAATGCACCAGAGTTATTGCTTAAGGACTATGGCAACATTAATATTATTGACGTACCTGGAGACTATAATATTGGTGGCAGGACTGTGTGCTGTATTCCTTGGGTATGTGATGAGAGCAGAGATACCACAAGAGCAGCAATCGAGACTAGTGCTGCGGATATCTGTGTGGGGCATCTCGAGCTTAGCGGTTTTGAAGCTATACCTGGAATTACTATGTCTCATGGGGATGACCCATCAGCCTACGATAAATTCGATATGGTCTTATCAGGACACTATCATCTGAAGAGTAAGAAAAAGAATATTCAATACCTCGGTAATCCGAATCAACTCTACTGGAATGATTACGGTCAGAAAAAAGGATTTCACATCCTAAATACAGATGATCTTAAACTGACATTTACGCACAATCCATATGATGTTTTTCATAAGATCTATTATTCTGAAACAACTGTAGATGATATCAAAGGTCTTGACTTTACTAATACCTATGTTAAACTGATTGTTGACGACAAGACCGATCAAGCAAAATTTGATCAGACTATTCGCTACATCCAATGTGCAGGTGTAGCAGACTTGAAGATTATTGAAGACAATACTTACATCCTTGAGGATGTGACTGATGTAGAAGTAGAAGACACGCTAACTATCCTAGAGACGTGTGTCCAAGAGCTTCCACATAAGGAAGAAATCTTTGCTATCTTAAAGAATCTGTATGTAGAATCGGTAGAAGTATGATGTATGTCCTCGTAGAAAAAACAACTGGTGGTGTATACGCTGTAAAGGATGACAAAACCCATGAGCGTATCGTCCAAATATTTGCTCTAGAGGATGATGCTGAAAGGTATCATGAAATGCTTTTGTCTGTTGATTTTCCTAAAGACCTTGAAATAGCACAAGTAGAGCGTAAGGATGTCATCTCTAATTGTAGACATCATGGATATCGGTATAGTATTATTACCGAGAATGATTTTGTTGTGCCTCCTCCTTCTGTTGTAGAATGATTATTTTTGAAAAAGTGAAGTGGAAAAATTTCCTATCGACAGGAAATGGATTCACATATTTAGATCTTGAGAGATACAAATCCACTGTTGTATTTGGAGAGAATGGTGCAGGGAAATCAACAATGCTTGATGCCTTGTGCTTTGTATTGTTTAATAAACCCTTCAGAAAGATTAGTAGATCGCAGTTGGTTAACACGATCAATGAAAGGGATACTGTAGTTGAGTGTGAGTTTAGAGTAGGGCAGTCAAGTTACAAAGTAGTAAGGGGAATTAAACCTAATGTCTTTGAGATATATCGTAACGGCACACTTATTGACCAGTCTGCAGCAAACAATGACTACCAAAAGTATCTTGAGCAAAAGATACTCAAATTTAATTACAAATCTTTCACTCAGATTTCTATTCTTGGGTCTAGCACTTTCGTTCCATTCATGCAACTTAATGCTCCAAATAGAAGAGAAGTTATCGAAGACCTCCTTGACATCAAAGTATTCTCACGCATGAATTTGTTGCTCAAGGATCGCTTGAGAGACCTTAATAATGAGGTAAAAGAGTGTGAGCACACAGTCACACTACATCAAAAGACTTTTGACATGCAAACTGCCACTGTGAAACGCATGGAAGGCATGGTCAAGGATCAACAGGATGATCTTACAACACAACTACTACAACTGAAAGAAGAAAACTTTACTGTAGAAGCAAATCTGGCGAAAGCAGAGACAGAATTGCGTGATCTGACTGACAAACTTGCTAGCTCTGCGTCCTCACAGGCACAGTATGGTAAGATGAGAGAGTATATTACGTCAGTAAAGACTAAGGTCAGCAGAAATTTGTCTGATCTTGACTTCTTTATGAAGAATGATACCTGTCCTACCTGCACACAGTCTATTAATGAAGACACAAAGGTGTCCAGAGTAGAAGAGTTTACCAAAAAAGATGAGGATTATCAGGCAAAACTCAAAGAGATGGAGAGTGTCTTGGATAAACTTGACAAAAAGGTCAAGGAAGACAGCAAAATGGCAGAGGAATACCAAAGATTGAAGGGAGAAGTCAAAGGATATAACAAAGAGAAGAAAACTATCACTGCTAGACTGAATGCTGTCAAGGGAAAGAAGACTACAAACAAGGATTTGGAGTGTGAGAAGAAACAATTAGCAATTTATAAGGAAGAATTAGAGAAAAAGGTAGCAGAATGTGCAGATGTGAATACTCAGCAGTCACATCACAAAGTGGTCAGCACTCTGTTGCGTGATAATGGAATCAAGAGTAAGATTATTAAGAAGTTTATCCCTATTATCAACACTCACATCAATAAATATCTACAAGATATGGATTTCTACGTCAACTTTACCCTTGACGAAGAATTTAACGAGGTGATTAAGAGTAGACATAGAGATATTTTTTCCTATGCCTCATTCTCTGAGGGAGAAAAGCAAAAGATTGACCTAGCACTCCTGTTTACATGGAGAGACATTGCTAGGATGAAAAATTCTGCAGCAACTAACCTTCTTCTACTTGATGAAGTATTTGATTCCAGTCTAGACACTAATGCAACAGGAGATCTACTTAAGATCCTGCGTAAAATGACTGACAAATCCAACATCTATGTGATTTCACACAAGATGATTGACACATTGTTAGACGCATTTGAATCTAGTCTTGAGTTTGTTAAAGAAAACGAATTCTCATCCGTAAGGTATTCAGACCGTGACAACCCCTAACTGGCAACACCATTCTAAGAAAGAAAAGAAACGACACTTGAAGCCACAAGCATTGCGTCAAGCAAGGAAACGTCGTGGACAGTTGATAAAGTGTCTGCAGCACCGCCCCAAGAGGCGGTTTTCTATTATAATGTGTATATACAAACGATAATCACATGCACGACATCAAAGGCACCCTTGCAAAACTCCTCGCTACAGAGAATCTGACTGTTGAGCACATCAAGTGCGAGACCGCATCCTTTGATGTGAAAAATCGTGTCCTCTCTCTGCCCCTCTGGATCGCTTCTGAGAGCGTTTACGACATGCTAGTGGGTCATGAAGTAGGTCATGCTCTATATACACCTGCAGAAGGTTGGGAAGGCATGACTGATGTGCCTAAGTCTTACGTCAATATTCTTGAGGATGTGCGTATCGAGAAAGCAATGAAAGAGAAGTTTCCAGGTCTTCGTAAAGACTTCTTTGCAGGATACCGTGAGTTGAATGATAAGGACTTCTTCGGTGTTGAGTCTCTAGATCTACCTAGACTAAAACTAATCGACCGTATCAATCTACATTACAAGGTAGGTGTTGTTGATCATACTAAACCTATTCCTTTCTCTGAGGATGAGCAAGACTGGGTTGCTGAGGCAGACACATGTAATTCTTTTGAAGATGTAATTGCACTTGCTCAAAGAATCTATGAGTGGCAAGGTGAGAAGGATATGCAAGAAGAGATGGAAGATATGCCTGCTAAGTCTGAGGCAGAAGGTAATGACTCTGAGTCTTTCGATACTATCCAAACTGAATCTGATGCTAAACCTGATGACAAGCAGGATGGCAACATGCCACAACCTCAGAATTCACAAGAGAAGGGTGATGCAGATGAAGAATTGGAAGATCTTGACGAAGGTAACTTTGATCGCCAAGGTGGTTTCGACTACAACGAAGGTGTAACTGACAAAAACTTCGCTGAGAATCTACAAGAATTGGCAGAGGATATGCCTGAGTATCACCATCCATCATACGCTGATGTGCCTGAGTTGAATCTCAAGAATATCACTATCCATCATGACGTTTGGATCAAAGATCTTGAGGACTTCTGGAATAGTCCATGCTACACAGATCCTAATGTTGAGCACTATGTTGGTATTGATTTCAGTGAAGTTGATAAAGACTACGCTAAGTTTCGTAAGCAAGTCAATCAAGAAGTCAACTACATGGTGAAAGAGTTTGAGTGTAAGAAGTCTGCTGCAGCATACGCTCGTGCATCTGTTTCTAAAACTGGTGTCCTTGATACTACAAAACTATTCACATACAAATACAACGACGATATCTTCAAGAAGATCACAATCACACCTGATGGTAAGAATCACGGTCTGATCTTTCTCCTTGACTGGTCAGGATCTATGAGTGGTGAAATGCACCAGACTGTAAAGCAACTTCTTTCTCTTGCACTCTTCTGCCGTAAAGCAAAGATTCCATTCGTAGCACATGCATTCAGCGATCAATACTGGTCTTATCATGGAGACTATGAATTCAAATCTTCAGAGCAAGACTTCAGTGCATACAAAAATGGCAAAGGAAATGAAGGTGAGTTTGCTATCTACCCACACCTACGTCTCATTCAATTCTTGACAAGCGATTCTAACAATCAAGAGTTTGACAAGTGCATGCACTACCTATATCGTCTCGGTGCTCACTTCCAGAATCGTTATAACTACTGGGGTTACAACTTCCCTATTGCTCCATGTCTAGGTCTTGGTGGCACACCTCTGAATGACACACTGGTTGCAGTAAGGACTATGATTCCTGACTTCAAAAAGAAGTATAACGTTGAGAAACTACACGTTGTTACTTTGACTGACGGTGAGTCTAACAGCATCGGTGTCCTACAACGTCCACGCTTTGAAGGACAGCAGGCAGAGTTGTTTCGTGGTGGACTTCGTGGTCGCTGTGTTGTCAGAGACAAAAAGATAGGTTACCATGGAAAGATGACTGACAACTGCCACGGTGCATTGACTAAAGGTATCCTTGAGTATCTCAAGTATGCATTCCCTACCACTAATTTTGTTGGTTTCCGCATCATCAGTGGTCAGGATGCAGGTCATTTTCTAAGATGGGGTTGTGGTCGTGAGTATCAGCAAGAAGATCCTATCCTCAAGACATGGAAAAAGCAGAAGTCTATCTGCCTACCTAACACAAATGGTTACCAAGAGTTGTATCTAATCAACAAGACTAACCTTAATCAGGATTCAGAGTTTGAGGTCAAGCAAGATGCTACTAATGCTCAGATCAGGACTGCATTCAAGAAGTCTCTAGGTGCCAAGTCAAACAACAAGAAGATTCTCTCTTCCTTTATCGCTCAAATTGCATGAATATATTCTGCGTCAACAACGATCCTTATCTGTCAGCGTATCAGTTGCCAGATAAGCACGTTGTAAAGATGCCACTAGAAACCTGCCAAATGCTATCCATTGTTTACTCTGACTGGTATCACAATATCGGTCAGGTTTTCAAGTCTGATGGCACACCATACAAAACAGAGAAGGGTGCCTTCCGTAATCACCCCTGCACTAAGTGGGTAGCGGAGTCATTCGACAATGTTGCGTGGTTGTTAGAGCATGGCATTGCACTTTGTGAGGAATACACTTATAGATATGATAAGAAGCACGGTTGTGAAGATAGCATAAGACTCGCTATGATGATTGCACCTAATGGTTGTAGTGCTAGACACACACCATTCGCTCGTGCCATGCCAGACCACTTCAAATATGACATGTCTATATCCACAGTGACTGCATACAAACGCTATGTTGCCAGTAAACCATGGGCACCTGATAATTACCTTCGTAAACCAGAGCGTAGACCAGATTGGATAGTGTCCACTAGTAGTGGCATTGCAGACTTTTTACTTGTATAATATCTGTATAGACACAAATACAAAACATGCCATTCGCTCCTGTCCCTGTGACCACCGACGACCTAAAGACATTCCTCCATGCAAAGCATGGTAACGATGTTACCTTCCAAAACCTTGTTGAAGCAGCAGATCATTTTAACTGCTCAGTTGCTACTGTCAAGAAACGCTTGAAGCAATACAAGAAAGGTATTGGCAAGTGGGATCTTACTTTGACAGAGAAGAAAGAGAATCTTGAGAAGGCATTCCAAGCACCCACCGTCCAAGAGAGGTTGATTCCAACTAAAGATAGCAATTTCGTTCCTTTTGGTAACTTCACTGATATCAAAAAGATCATCAAGTCCAAGGTATTCTACCCTGCATTCATCACAGGTCTGTCAGGAAATGGTAAGACTCTTGGTGTAGAGCAAGCATGTGCTGCTCTAAATAGAGAGTTGATTCGTGTAAACATTACCATTGAAACAGACGAAGATGATCTTATTGGTGGGTTTCGTCTTGTGGATGGCAATACAGTTTGGCACAACGGTCCTGTCATCGAAGCTTTGGAGAGGGGAGCTGTCCTCCTTCTAGACGAGATTGACCTTGCGTCTAACAAAATCCTTTGTCTTCAGTCTATCCTTGAAGGTAAAGGAGTCTTCCTCAAGAAGATCGGTAGGTATGTGCAACCTGCAAAAGGTTTCACAGTGATTGCTACTGCAAACACGAAGGGTAAAGGTAGCGACGATGGTCGTTTTATCGGCACTAACGTGCTCAACGAAGCATTCCTTGAGAGATTCCCCCTCACATTTGAGCAAGAGTATCCTACTCCTGCTATCGAGACAAAGATGCTTAACAACTACTGCAAAGAGTTGGATGCATGCGACGATAAGTATATCGCTAACCTTGTCACATGGGCAGACATGATCCGTAGGACATTTAGGGAAGGTGGTGTTGACGAAGTGATCTCTACACGTCGTCTTGTGCACATCATCCGTGCATATGCTATCTTCAGTGACCGTGCAAAAGCAATCAAGGTCTGCCTTAACCGTTTCGACGATGAAACAAAGCAGTCATTCCTCGATCTTTATGATAAGATTGATGGTGAGGTAGACATGTCTCAAGTAGAAAATCTGTTTAATTCGTAATGGCATACAAATACAATGAGGATGGGATCTTGAAGGAGGTCTCATCCTATATTAGTGGCACATATCAGCAACACTACTCTTCTGGTAGCGACGGTGTGCAAACACTGGATCTCATTGAAGCAGTCGGTGATGCTGAAGCATTTTGCCGATCCAACGCAATCAAATACTTGTCTCGTTATGACAAGAAAGGCACCGCAAGGGTTGACATTATGAAGGCAATGCATTATTGTATACTTCTAATGTGTTTTAACGACCGCAATCGCGTCCGACAAGAAAACCTTATTGAATCAACACTCCATGAATGAAGCACTTGAAATTCGTCTCTCTAAAAAGACCCTCAGTTTTCTGAAAAACTTTAGTGAGATTAATAAATCTATTGTTATTAAAGCTTCTCAAAAAACACTAGCAACAATGGCAGTCAATAAGAATATCCTTGCCTTCTCATCCTGTGCAGAAGACATTCCAGAGGATCTTCCTATCTATGACCTGCCTTTGTTTGTGAAAACTTGCTCTATGTTTGAGCAACCACACCTAGTTTTTCTTGGCAAGAATAAAGTTTATATCGTAGATAAAGCAACCAAGGGTAAGGCAACTTATGTCAAGTCTGACCCTGATATTATTGTCCAACCTCCTAAGACTTACGATCCTAATCTTCCTGAGAAGGTCGTAAACTTTGAGTTGACCATGAGGAATCTTAAACTCCTTAAGGAAGCAGCATACAATTTTGGTGTGACTGACTTCTGTGTCAATTCTTTCCAAGGTGAGTTGTCTATTTCTGTTAGAGATAAGAAGACTGACAACAGTCATGTATTCTCTGTCCCAGTTGAAAAGGTTGTATGGGAAGCAGACTATTGGGGCACGACTCCTACTCATGAGCGTAACTTCTGTTACTGCTTGAAGATTGAGAATCTTAAGATCCTCGACGGCACATATCATGTGTGCATCTCAGACAAGAATGTGATTAACTTCAACTCTCTTTCTGAATCATCTCTCAACTATTTCATCGCACTCGAGCCTGACGCTGACTAATGACAAATAAACTGTTTCTCTGGGTTGAAAAGTATCGTCCGAGGACAGTTTCTGATTGTATCCTAACAGATGTCAATCGTGCGGTCTTCCAAGGTTACGTTGATAAGGGAGAGATCCCTAATCTTCTGTTGCCTGGCACCGCAGGTATTGGTAAGACTACTCTTGCCAAGGCACTGTGTGAAGAAATTGGTGCTGACTACTATCTAATCAACGGATCTGATGAAGGACGTTACTTGGATACTGTCCGCACAAAATGTAAGTCCTTTGCATCTTCTTCCTCGCTTGTCGGTGGCAAGCATAAGGTTGTAATTATTGATGAGGCAGACAATTCTACACCCGATGTGCAGTTGCTATTGCGTGCTGTCATCGAGGAATTTCAGAATAACTGTCGGTTTATCTTCACTTGTAACTACATCAACAAAATCATCGATCCTATCAAGTCTCGATGCTCTGTTGTTGATATGTCTACAAAAGGTAAGGATCGTGCTGTGCTTGCAGCAAGTTTCCATAAAAGAGTTATGGATATCCTTACTAAAGAAGGTATTGACTACGATGCAAAAGTTGCAGCAGAGGTTGTTGGTAAGTATTTCCCTGACTTCCGTCGCACTCTTAATGAGTTGCAAGCATACTCTGCTACAGGAAAGATCGATGTTGGTATTCTAGGTAGATCTGGCAACACAAACATCGACAAACTTGTTGGTTACCTTAAAAACAAAGAGTTTACCAACATGCGTAAGTGGATTGTCACGAATATGGATAACGATTACAAGTTACTATTTCGTGCTATATATGATAAGCTATATGAATATCTTCAGCCTCAATCAATCCCTGAGGCGGTGCTCATCATTGGTGAGTATCAGTATAAGGCAGCGTTTGTTGCTGACTTGGAGATCAATTCTGTTGCTTTCTTGACTGAAATCATGATGCGTTGTGAATTCAAATGAATAGACGATGGAAATCCTCTAAAAGAGTGCTAATCTTTTTAGCAGTTACTGGTCTTGCAAGGGTGCTTATCTTCGCAGTCCCAGTAATCGGTGTATGGTTAGGTGTAACTCAAACAGAAGAGGTGCGTAATGAATGAGAAGACTTACAAAGAAAAACTCTGGTTTCCTGTAAGGGTATGGGAGTTTAAAAGTAGTCAACATCTACTCAGTAATGCCCTTTTTTCTGCAGAAAAAGAGGAATATAGAGCGTATAATCTAGATGGTGGTGTTGGCACATCTTACCCACACCTTGAGCAACGTCCCGAGTGGACTGAGTTGAAGATGTGGATCGAGCAATGTGCTAATGATGTCCTAAAGGATAACAAATTCCTTGCTGAAAGGATGGAAATCACCTCTATGTGGTGTAACAGAGCGAATGCAAATACAGGTCACCATCATACTCCACACAGGCATCCCATGTCCTATTGGAGTTGTGTATATTATCTGACTGGTGGTAGTCCCACCACGTTTATTGACCCTCTAGCACAGCGAGAGTGGGCACAATTACACTTAGATGGAGGTCCTTACTCGGAGACAAGATATAATTACCGTCCATTTCCTGGTACTTTGTTGATTTTCCCCAGTTATTTGATGCATGGGTCACAACCTAATGATAGATCAGAGGATAGGTTTACTGTTTCAGCAAATCTCTTTCCATTTGGTAATCAAAACTTAGGTGCATGGGATGTCCCTATGATGAATCTTGAAAGAAAGATTGTAAGATGAAAATAAATCAACTGTTTCCTATTATTGTCCCCGAATTTTCTTATGAAGGAGATCTTCAAGAAATTAAGGACGCTCTTAGATCCGAAAAACGAGAACAGTTTAATTTTCCAGAGGGAGTTGAAACGACGTGTGGAAACCTTCACAAAAATGAGAGATTCTATACGCTCGTAGAGTGGTTTGAAGAGTGCCTTGAAGAATATAAAGTAGCAAATGCCCTGCAATGTGATAGACTAGACATCTCTCTCATGTGGGGCAACGTTGCACCTGCAGGATCAGGGGTAGGACACCCACGACACAGACATAATATGTCACTTGTGTCAGGAGTTTTCTATCTTACACAAGGTGTAGCGACAGTTTTTCATGATCCTGTATATCCTCGTGTTATGGACTGTATGGAGGTCATATCTGACAACCTTGCAGATCGTGGAGGTCCTATAGAAAAGTTGGCAGCAGAAGAAGGTAAACTTATTCTGTTTCCTTCATGGTTAGTCCATGAATCTGATCGCCATTTTTTTGATTATGACAGGATGACCATTAGTTTTAATGCTTTTCCTGCAGGAAATATAAATCCTGGTCCTTTTGGTTACCCAATGGCAAACATTGAAGTATTATGAGATACATTAAGACACCGCTCAGATATCCTGGCGGTAAATCTAGAGCAGCAGAAAGACTACTCAAACTAGCACCTAAGTGTAAGGAGTTTAGAGAGCCATTTCTAGGTGGTGGTAGCGTTGCACTACGATTCACACAAGATAATCCTACTGCAGATGTGTGGGTCAATGACTTGTATGGTCACCTCTATAATTTTTGGAGTGTATTGCAGACAGACTATAAGAATTTGTCTGATTCTCTTATTGAATACAAGAATTCACACAATGATGAGGTCTTGGCAAGAGAGTTGTTTAACACTGCCAAGGAGTCTATTGCTGATGCTGAATCATTCGATAGAGCATGCTACTTTTGGATCTTAAACAAGTGTAGTTACAGTGGTTTGACGGAGAATTCATCGTTTTCTAAGACTGCATCAAAGCAAAATTTTACTGTCCGTGGAGCAGAGAATCTCAAGTCAGTAGGTGCACTCATAGGTCACTGGAATATCACTAATAAGGACTATGCAGAGGTCATGAATGACGATCATGATCATCGTGGTAATGTATTTGTATTTCTAGATCCTCCATACAAAATCAAGTCATATTTGTATGGCACAAACGCTGAATTGCACAAGGATTTTGACCATAAAATCTTCTTTGACAACTGTGAAGTGTGTCCTCATGACTGGATGATTACATATAATATTGATGAGGAGATCGAGGAGTGGTATGATAGATATAAGCAAGAGTATTTTCAGTTAACATACGGCATGAAGCATAGAGGAAGTAGAAATCGTAATCAACAAGAGTTATTGATTAGAAATTACGAAGCAAAAGTTGCATCTCCTCTAGAGGTCATGTATGCAGGATGAGTTAGCCGATCTCATACGTCAAAGTCTGGTTTCACTGCCTGCTATAGAGATCCTAGAGACGAATCATAAGTTAATTCGGAAGGGTGATATCACTATCCGCAATGAGATGTGGAAGTGTAGGGGCATGAGAAAGTTGCACATCGAAAGAGCATCTCTAGGTGAGAAATTAAAGATTGTGCACTGTGTTTTTTACCCTATTCCTAAGTATCGCATCCCTATCTTTGGATGTGATATAATTGAAACACCTGATCAAGTTACTGCTGCCGTCGTTGATATATCACCTGTATTTGGGGTCGATTTAAGCGATAAATTAGCACCAATTTCATCAAGATATTTCTTTAAAGATTGGAGAGTGCTACCACTATGGACAGAGGGTGTCTTTTCTCCCTTCTGTAAGTTTGCTAGGTTAAAAGATCCTGAGTCAAGACAAAGTTATCTGGATGTGACTAGTGAATACCTGAGAGTAATGACTGATTGCATCAAGAATGCAGAGTATGATGATGACAATGGTAAACTAGGAGACTGGGTGCCTGTGATGCATAGGATAGACGACCAGTGTCACTATGTGCTCTCACAAAGAAAGAATAAGAAGACGAAAGCGGTCTTATCACAGTGGTTTGATGAGGCATGGGCAGAAAACTACATTAATGAAATTTTATTTGATAAACCAAATGTCCGCAGACTACAATCCCTTTGACTACGTTAACTCAATCAACCTAAAGAATGCAGATTATACCCAAGATGAGGGGTATATGAGACATTATCCTGCATTCATGGTCAACAAGGCACTGTCATATTTTATTGATACCATCATGCATTCCAACGAGATGAATCGCCTTGGTAGCACGCTTGATAAGGACATGCAATATAATTTTTTTATACATAGTGTTAGGAAATCTAAAAGGTTTTCCCCTTGGGCAAAGAAGTCCACTCATCCAGATCTTGACCTAGTTAAAAAGTATTATAACTATTCTACAGAGAAGGCAGAGCAAGCACTGAAACTGCTAAACAAGGAAGAAATCCAAGTTATTAGGTCTAAATTGAATAGCGGAGGAATGAAATGAGTGATGAGATCTCTTGGTCTCCTAGCATGATGGTTGAGGTTACATTAAAAGAACCAGATGACTTCCTAAAAGTTAGAGAAACCCTTACTAGGATCGGTGTAGCTTCTCGTAAAGAGAAAAAACTATATCAATCGTGCCATATCCTTCATAAGAAGGGCAAGTATTACATAGTACACTTCAAAGAATTGTTTGCACTAGATGGGAAACCATCAAACATGACTACGAATGATGTACAAAGACGCAATCGTATTGCTAGACTCCTATCTGACTGGGGACTTATCGTAGTTGTAGCACCAGTAGGTGACGATGAGTTGGCACCCCTTAATCAGATCAAAGTCCTGTCATATAAGGACAAGGGAGAGTGGACGTTAGAGAGTAAATATAATATCGGAAAGAAGAAACAACCAGTGGAATCTGTAAGTAGCTAAATAGAGGTACTTACACTAGAATCATGGCTGAAACTCCTAAAGTTAAACAAGAAAAAAAGTTTGACTTATTGGATGAAGGTGTCGCCACTTTGGTGCGTCTTACTATCCTTGGGTGGTCTGCGGCTATCCTGACTATTAATTATTTGCAGGTGCCAGGTCTAGCAAAGACCAATATTGATCCAACTTTCATAGCCTCGGTCTTCACAGGAACGTTAGCTACTTTTGGCGTCGCTACGACCAAGAAGAATGGTGATGAGAAGAAGCCAAGTGCAGGTGCTAAGACCACATACACTGTGGAATATGTCGCTAAGAAAGAAAAGGAGTAAATTATGCGAAAGATTATTGACGGACTTGCGATCTTTGCAGGTGTTGTTTCTCTTGCCATTGTAGGCACAGGTGGATATGTTTATCTACAGAGAGAAGAGATTAAAGAGAATGTAAAGTCTCGTGTTACGAAGGCTATTACTGCTGCATTGTCTGATGCACTTCCTGTTGCTATTGATGCAGAGGTGCCAAAGATTCCTAAAGCGACAGGACCCGCTATCCCAACGCTACCAGGAAAATGAAACCTATTAATTGGTTTGCAGGTGGACTTGGTATTGTCCTAGGTATAGGACATATTGGTATGATTGGAATGATTTCCAAGAATAATACTTTGCCACTTATCCAACCTCCTGTAGGACCTTATTCAACATACTCAGCAAGAGTTGATGAGGATGGTTATTCGATTGCTTATAGAGCAAACGATCCAAAGACTATGCATATCACTAGAGATATTGAAAAACCAGCTGGACTGCTTGGTCTAGGTAAAAAGAGGACTCAAGTAGTAGAAGAATACGTCATGGATGGTAAGACCAACCAAGGCGGACAAGTGTCAAATCCTCGATCATGGCAGGATGGGAGTGGATCCCCCTCGGTGGGAAAGCTCGACGACCGTGCAGTCGCATGTATCAAGTCGGCGGGCGGTGGAGAGCAAACAGGACGTGTGGTGGGAGCTAGTATGGGTGCTGCAGCAGCCCCTGCTGTTTCTGGTATACCATTTGTGGGACCTGTATTGGCGGGTCTTGTCGCACTAGGTGGTGCTGATCAAGGTGCCAAGATAGGTGGTCAGATGGCAACTGATTTTAGTGAGCATTGTGATGACGATACCTTCGATCAAGATAAATGAGGTAGGTGTAAGAGAAATCCCTCAGGTTTATACACCTGAGTGGTTACGCAATATGCCTACGACCCTTCCAAATCTTCATCCTATTACCCAACAGATAGGATCTCCTATTATTAATATACCTGGTTGTGTTACCTATCATAAGGAGCAATCAACCACTGGTAAGATGCAGGATGAGTTGAGGAAGAATGATAAAGACGGTAATATGGTCTTATGTGATAGTGGTGTACCATCATTTTCACCTATAGATTACGACGCAAGTAGAATACAATATAAGTATGAGCCACCTGTCCCTGTATATCAACCACCCCCAGAGGCAGAATTGCCAGGTCCTCCACCAGTGCCTGATACAAGTGGTGTAACTAAAGAAGAGGAGCAGCAATGCCCTACTGAGATCCAAGAAGCGAAGGAGCCAGTAGGCACAGTAACTGGTGATCAAAAGATTGTCGAGTATAAACTCATAAAAAATGGCACACAGATAGAATGTGTGCCTATAAAGGTCAAGGTGTCAATACCTGACCAAGTTGTTGGAAATATACCCACTGCAGGGGCAATAATGGCTACTACATCTATTGCTGTAGTTGCAACAACCTCTGCTCTATTAGCAAAACCTTTAGCAGAATTACTATTAAAGGTTGTAAAACCTGCTGTGAAGAAGGTAATGTCTAAGATTAGTTCTAAGGGGTCACATCCCCGACACTTATCTCTTTCAGAGAGGAGGACTGACCGTTACCGTTCGAAGAGGGGGTTACCACCTTTGAAGAGGAAACTGGATTGATACTATGTGTATGTGGCACACCTTGAATCATCTTAGGATTCACTACCACATCCTTACATAGGTCAAAATAAGGACTCCAAGTTGCGAATGTAATACCATTCTGGGCAAGCTCACCACATCTGGATAATCTTGTAAGCTCAAATTCCAATCTACGATTAGCAGTCATTTGCTCACGCAACATGTTGTGATTTCTTGCTGCTTCCTTACACAATTCCTGTGCTTCTCCGTCCAATGGCCATGAAATAGTGGCAGAGAAACCTGCATTCCAGTTATAGTTATCTTTTTGTCCCGTTCTTATTTCTCTATGATACAAAATCTGACCTGGATGATCGGGAATCCCGTCTGGAATTGCGTTGCCATTGTCATCAAAGTCTCCAACAAGGTCAAGCATGTTGTATACAGGATCTTGATAGGTCGGTTCGTAAGGAAAATTCCATGAAGTTGACCTAGTGACATATGGAGTAAAATTAGCGGTAGGTCCCTGACACACAATACCATCACCATATCCATTCTGGATATACGGTCCTTGTAAAACTTGAATTGCCTGGTTGGTCACTGAGCCTGAGCTATTCGCGACTGGGTTTGCTGTCGCAGACACACCACCTACAGTCTCAGCGTTAACTGGTGCTGCAAATGCTAGTGCAATTACTGGGTAAAGATACTTGTGGTATCTGTTACGCTTTGAATTTTTGTTGTTCTCTCGATGATCGTGTGATTTTGCAGACCTGGTCCGTGATACGTTTCCATGAAACTGAAGTTTCCACCAGGTGTGCTTTGGACCCACGTTGGTTTGTTGCTTGGGTCTAGGTTTAATCCTGTCCATGTCGAATTAATTCCATTACTAGTTGTAGACGTTTGTGGTGCGGTCACTCCAATGCTGCTTGTTGCACCAGGTGTGATTGTCCCATTGTCCTGTGGTTTCACCCCATGACCTGATATACTGTATGTATATCCTGTGGAGTAATCCATCGAATTTATGACCTCAGTCACTTCAGAAGTAGTTTCTGTATGGCTAGTCATTTGGCCTTGCTGAAAATTAGGTACTACAGGCACTGCCTGTGCAGCACTGCTACACAGTAACAACATGCCTATAGTAAACCTCTTTATCATCCTACTTGATTAGGATTTCGCTAGTGAATTGTCCAGTAGCTGATGTGCCTGCTCCTCCAGCTGTTAGACCCATCGTTGATGATGAATCAATAGTACCAGCTAGATTGCCTGCAGTACCTGCAGCAGTACTTGTCTGGTTACTGAAGTTATGTACTTCACCAACTGTCGGTGCACTAGAACCTAGAGCATCACCTTGATAGAAAGTTTGAGAGAAGCTGAAACTTTCCCCTGCAGTTGCTTGGGTCGCTGACAACGTAGGAATCGCTCCAACGCCTGAGGAGACAGTCAGACTACCAATAGAGCTTGTTGCACTACCACCAGAAGGTGTATATTGTGTGGTAACGTTGTTACCTGTGACAGCATATGAGCTACCAACTCTCTGTACATTTGTTGCAGCTGCATCCACAGTGAGTTGTACACTACTGGACAAGCGATGCGTGATATCCGCCTGTGCGGGTGCGGTCAACATAAACATTCCGAAGAGCACTGCTGAAATCTTTTTCATTTTATCCTCGCGAGGGATGTGCTAGCTCTATTTAGCGAAATAATTATTAGACGGTTGTTACCAAATATTTCTTCGGGTATTACCCTATACAAAACCTAGTCATACACGCTAAATATAGGTGGTTGCCTTCGGGGACCACACAATCAAACTCGCTTTTTAAGGAGAATTATGAAACTAACTAAGTGGACATCTAAGGATGTCGATGCAATTTTTGATGCAGCCAATCGCTACAGCGTAGGACTAGACGATCTATTCTACAGACTGCATTCATATGGAGCAGGATCACCAGGTGGTCAGTATCCTCCATACAATATCATTAAGGAATCCAACGTCAAATGGAGAATCGATCTAGCACTAGCAGGATGGAGACCAGAAGACATTGAGGTAAGCACAGAGAGTAATATCCTAATTGTCAAGTCAGTAGATCAAGAAGAGAAACCAGACAAAGAGGACTTTGTATACAAAGGTGTAGCAGGTAGATCCTTCACACGAGGATTCAATCTATCTGATGACGTAGAGGTTAGTGAAGTTACCTTCAACAACGGTATGTTATCTATCACTCTCAATAAAATTATCCCAGATCACCAGAAGAGAAAGGTCTTCAATATTCAGTAGACTGGGACTCTACCCACTCTGCATTCTGTCTACAGTATGCGTGCACATCCATCTCCATTTTATAGTGTGCATGGGTGTGTATGATTTGAATGACCCCTAGCATTCCTAGGATAAGTAGATTGAATTGGGTCACTGGGTGCTTCAACACCGACAACAATTTCATAGACCTATACTGTGGTATACTATATACTACACAAGAAAAGAGACTCTTAACACAGGGGTCTCTTTTTGTTTGGAGACACTGACTATGAACATGTATGTAAATCTGGCACCACCTCATTGCAAAGATCTAACTATGTTGACTTTGGACGTGCCATCTGATAAACTAGATGAGGTGCTAACCCTACTAGAAGAAAACTATGAGCGTAAAGGTAGCAAGAATGGCAAACGGCGAGGACGTAATCGCTGACATCAAGGAAGTTAGAGACTCCGAAGGTGATGAAGCTCGTGTCCTTGCATATGAATTTAAAGACTCTTTCTCTATTCAATTAGAAATGAATGACCAAGAGTATCTTGTCGAGGAGGCGGGTAAATCTAACCCTCTTGGTAATATTCGTATGAGATTTTATCCATTCTTCCCATTGACTGTAGGATCTAATTTTATTTCTCTACAACACGTTGTGAGTATTGCTGATCCACATTGGGAAGTCCTCAAGCGATATGAAGACGCATTGAAAACCATTAAAAAATCACGAAAAGATGATGTTAAAGTTGATTATTCTGAAGTACCACCCGAAGGTCTCGTTATTGGGTGACCTAGTGGAGATGGATGAGGAGCCTAGTTTCCTGATCCAAAACTGCCACGAGGTAACAGAGGATGGACTCAAGAAGTTTCCATATTATAGCGATCAAGACGACCTATTCATCGACAGTACTGATGTATTAACGGTAGTAGATCCCTCGGCAAAGGTTGCAAAACAATACCTAGTAATGCTAGAATCCAAAGAGAAGAAGACAGACAAGAATGAGTGATTTTTACACTAACGTAATCATCTTTGGTGACACTGCGTTGGTAAGGGGATACCGTAACGGTGAGCGTGTGCAATACCGTGAGAAGACCTCCCCTTCACTCTACTTGGTGCCTGCAAATCAATCAAAACCATCCAAGTATAAGACTCTGGATGGTAGGTATGCACATAAGAAAAAGTTTGATGGTGTCCGTGAGGCACGAGACTTCCTGCAGAAGTATTCCGACGTAGAAGGAATGGAAGTCCATGGGTATGAGCGGTTTGTATTCCAACATATCGCCCAGAAATACCCTACTCGTGTCAACTATGACATGTCTAAGATGAGTATATGGACAATCGATATCGAGGTTGCATGTGAGAATGGATTCCCTGATGTAGATGCATGTCAAGAAGACATGTTGTGTATCACCATGAAGAATATGATCAGTAAGAAGATCATTTCATGGGGCACACGAGAGTATGATCCTCCCGAAGGTGTGGAGTATCGTGTCTTCAACACTGAGCATGAAATGCTGCAGGACTTCCATAAGCATTGGGTGCATGACACCCCTGACATCATCACAGGGTGGAATAATAACTTCTATGACATGCCTTATATCTGTCGTAGAATTGAGAAGATCCTAGGAGAGAAGTGGATGAAGAGTCTCTCACCTTGGAATGTTGTAAAAGACCGCACAGTAAATGTGCAAGGCCGAGCAAATCTTGTCTACGATATTCTTGGTGTTACTATCCTTGACTACCTTGATCTATACAAAAAGTTTACCTATTCTGCACAGGAATCCTACAGTCTAGAGCATATCTCTACTGTTGAATTGGGTGAGCACAAACTTGATCACAGCATGTATGAAAACTTCAAGGACTTCTATACATCTGACTGGCAAAAGTTTGTAGACTACAACATCCATGACGTTGAATTGGTTGACCGTCTGGAAGGCAAGATGAAACTTGTTGAGTTGGCAGTCACCATGGCATACGATGCCAAGGTAAACATTGATGATGTATTCTCACAAGTAAAGATGTGGGATACTCTCATCTATAATGATTTGTATCAAAAGAATATTGTTGTGCCCCCTAAGCAAACATCCGACAAGGATGATAAGTATGCAGGGGCATACGTCAAAGAGCCTGTGCCTGGTGTTTATGACTGGGTGTGTAGTTTCGACTTGAATTCTCTGTATCCTCACCTTATAATGCAGTATAACATCTCTCCCGAGACACTTATCGATGAGAGACACCCACGAGTATCAGTAGATAGGATCCTTGACGAAGAGTTTACTGCCCATCCTGATTACGCTGTCTGTGCTAATGGTGCTCAGTATCGTAAGGATATACATGGATTTCTTCCTGAGATGATGCAACGCATCTACGATGAAAGGAAGATCTATAAGAAGAAAATGCTCGCTGCCAAGCAGGAGTTTGAGAAGACTGGTGATCCCAAACTAAAGAATGATATCTCCACCTTCAACAACATCCAAATGGCAAGGAAGATTCAACTTAATAGTGCCTATGGTGCTATTGGTAATCAATACTTCCGTTACTATAACTTGGCAAACGCTGAGGCAATCACTCTATCTGGTCAGGTCTCTATCCGATGGATTGAAAATAAGATAAACAAATTTCTTAATAAACTATTAGAGACAGAAGATAAAGATTATGTTATTGCTTCTGATACCGATTCCATTTATTTGCATATGGATCCTCTGGTTAAAAAGATATTCAAAGAGCGAGAGGAGAGCGATCAAAGCGTATTGCGGTTCCTTACGAAGGTGTGTGATGTGGAATTTGAAAAGTATATTCAGAATTCTTATGAAGAATTGGCAACCTATGTAAATGCCTACGAGCAGAAGATGTTTATGAAGCGAGAAAACATCGCTAATCGTGGTGTCTGGACTGCTAAGAAAAGATATATTCTAAACGTATGGGACAGTGAGGGTGTCAGGTATCAAGAGCCTTCCCTAAAGATCATGGGTATTGAGGCAGTCAAATCCTCTACTCCATCATCATGTCGTGGAGCACTCCGTGATGTCCTAAAACTCATGATGAATACAGACGAGCGTCAGGTGCAGAAGTTTGTCAAAGACTTCGAGAAGCAGTTTAAACAACTGCCCACAGACGAGATTGCATTCCCTCGATCATGCAATAACCTAAAGAAGTATCACGATCCAAAGAAATTGTATGGAGCACATTGCCCCATTCACGTCCGAGGTGTGCTACTATATAATAACTCTATTAAAAAGAATAAACTTACCCATAAGTATCCCCTCATTCAAGAGGGTGAAAAGATCAAGTATGTCTTCCTCAAGACACCTAACAAACTTGGTCGCCATGGGGAGAAGGGTGACTTCCAAAATGTCATCTCTTTCTTTAGGACACTCCCCTCGGAGTTTAAACTTGAGGATTACATTGATTATGATATGCAATTTTCTAAAGCATTTCTTGATCCACTTTCCGTTATTCTTGACCAGATCGGTTGGTCTGCCAAGAAGCGTGCCACACTAGAAGCCATGTTTGGTTAATTATGACAAGTAGTTTTTTCACTGAAATTGTAAAGGAGATTGATAATGAATACGCAGCAGTTGCCTCTGAAGGTATCACTGCAGGTGACATTACTCAATATGTAGATACTGGATCTTATATTCTTAACGCTCTATTGAGTGGCAGTATCTATGGTGGTCTACCTTCTAATAAGATCACAGCACTAGCAGGTGAGAGTAGCACAGGTAAAACATTCTATGCACTCTCTGTTGTCCGTCACTTCCTAGAGACTGACCCTGATGCAGGTGTCATTTATTTTGAGTCAGAGTCTGCTATCTCTCGCAGTATGATTGAGGAGAGAGGCATCGATTCTAAACGCATGATCATTGTGCCTGTCACTACTGTGCAGGAATTCCGCACTCAGGCAGTTAAGATTGTTGATAAATACTTAACTCAGAAGGAATCTGATCGCAAACCATTGATGTTTGTGTTGGATTCATTGGGCATGCTATCCACTACAAAAGAGATTGGAGACACAGAGGCAGGCAAAGACACACGAGATATGACTAGAGCACAAGTCCTTAAGGGTGCCTTTAGGGTCTTGACACTGAAACTAGGTCTTGCTAATGTACCTATGATCGTTACTAATCACACCTATGATGTTGTCGGTAGTTATGTGCCCACGAAGGAAATGGGTGGCGGTAGTGGTCTTAAGTATGCTGCTTCCACTATCGTATATCTTTCCAAAAAGAAGGAGAAAGATGGTACGGATGTGGTTGGGAATATTATCAAGGTCAAGGCAGCAAAGTCTCGACTTACAAAAGAAAATTCACAAGTAGAGACGAGGTTATTCTATGACGAACGCGGACTGGACAAGTATTATGGGTTACTGGAATTGGGTGAGAAGTATGGAATCTTCCAACGGATCGGTAATCGCTACCGTGTTGGTGAATCTTCTGTTTATCCTAAGTCTATTCTCGCTGATCCCGAGAAGTACTTCACAGAAGAAGTAATGCATGAATTGGACGAAGCCGCTAAAAAAGAATTCTGTTATGGCGAGTGATTTAAAAGATTTTATCCGAGTGTATGATAATGCACTCGACCCAAACTGCTGCAACAATGCGATTAAACTCTTCAACGAGACACCTGATGCACAGGATCGTTGGGAGAATTCTCACAAACCGCAGTTTACCCAGATGAATATCACTCTCCTTGCTGAGAGAGATAAGAATCAGAAATGGACAGCGATCCAGAATCAAATTATTACTGCTATTCAAAACGTATCCGAATTTTATATGCGTGATACAGGGTGCTCACCCTTTTGGCCACCTAAGAATAGTATTGAGCAGATCCGTATGAAGAAGTATTCAGTTGATACTGAGGATCGATTTGATATTCACATTGATGTAGGTGACTATGCTACGGCACGTCGCTTCCTTGTTATGTTTTTCTATCTTAATGATGTCAATGAGGGAGGAGAGACTACCTTTCCTGCTCTAGATCTTAAGGTAAAACCAAAGCAAGGTAGTGTGCTATGCTTCCCTCCTGTATGGATGTATCCTCATCTCGGAGAGCAACCTATTAGCAATGACAAATACATTGTAGGCACATATCTACACTATCAATAATGCCAGGTATAGAAGAAATTGTTATTAGTAATCTGATTTGTAATCCAGATTACATGAGAAAGGTTTTACCTTTCGTGAAAGAAGAATACTTTGATGATCTATCACAGAAGGTAGTCTTCAAAGAGATATCTGAATTTGTTAATGAGTATGACAACCTCCCAGAGCCTAATGCTATTGCTCTAGAGGTTGAGAAGCGTAAAGATTTGACAGAGGATGCTGTTAATCAAGTCCTACAAATCCTTAAAGGACTAGATAGGACGGAGTATAATGAAGATTGGTTGCTTGACACTACTGAGAAGTGGTGTAAAGAGCGAGCGATTTATAATGCTCTCATGGAGTCTGTCCAAATTGCTGATGGTCAGGATAAGACTCGTAATCAGGATGCAATTCCGTCAATTATGTCGGACGCACTTAGTGTGTGCTTTGATGACCATGTAGGACACGATTACATTGAGGATTCAGAGTCAAGATATGACTTCTATCACAGAAAAGAAGAAAAGATCCCATTTGATCTCGACTTCTTCAACAAAATTACAAAAGGTGGGTTACCTAATAAGACTCTCAATATCGCACTTGCTGGTACAGGTGTCGGGAAAAGTCTATTCATGTGCCACGTCGCTAGTGCCTGCCTCTTGCAGGGCAGAAACGTTCTCTACATTACACTTGAAATGGCAGAGGAGAAGATTGCTGAGCGAATTGATGCCAACCTCCTCGACGTCCCAATCCAACAACTAAGTGATCCCTTATTCAGTAAGAGTAAGTATCAATCTAAGATAGACAAGTTGTCAGAGAAGACACAGGGTCGCCTTGTTATCAAGGAGTATCCCACTGCATCTGCACATGTTAATCACTTCAAGTCTCTACTCAATGAGTTGTCACTGAAGAAAGGTTTTCATCCTGACATTATCTTTGTAGACTATCTTAATATCTGTGCATCGTCACGATATAAAAACAACATTGTGAATTCCTATACTTATGTCAAATCAGTTGCCGAAGAGTTACGAGGACTCGCAGGCGAATTTAGAGTCCCGATCGTGTCCGCTACGCAAACCACTCGCTCAGGCTACGGCAATAGTGACGTGGAGCTTACTGATACTAGCGAGTCTTTCGGTCTGCCTGCAACTGCTGATCTTATGTTTGCACTTATTGCAACTGAAGATCTAGAAAACATGAATCAAATCATGGTCAAACAGTTAAAAAATAGATATAATGATCCTACAGTCAACAAACGTTTTGTGTTAGGTATTGACAGAGCGAAGATGAGGCTGTATGATTGTGAGCAGTCTGCTCAAGACAATATTCTTGATGCTAATCAAGAAGAATTTACAACCGATACCAAATCCAAATTTCAAGGTTTTAAAATATGAAGGTTAATCCTGGCGGTTTTGCCCCTGCACCAGAGACAGGTGGTGGTGATGACATCCAACAACAAGCAGAGAAGTTTTCTAATGCTGCAACGGACGCTGCAGAAAACTTTGAGCGAGCAGCGAAAGAAGCAGCAGAAGAAGCACCTAAGGATGCAGAAGATGTTGTAACTGATCAACGCTTTAATAGTGCTTATAAGACTAAGCAAAAGGTAAGGCAGAAGATGAAGACTGCTGAGAAAAATAAGAAGTCAGGTGCCAACAAAATCAACATTAACTTTGATAGGTATGCTGAATTTGTAGATCAAACATGCTCTAACCCTAGTAAAGACTACAAAGTCTTTAAGGCACGGATGGATGAGTTGACTGCAAACGGTTGCGATATCAATCGTCTTGACACTGCTGCCTCAGGAATGTCTGCAGAAGGCGGTGAGTTTATGGAGATCGTAAAGAAACTTAAATACCAAGGCAAACCATGGAATGAGGATACCAAGGATCACCTTATCAAAGAGTTGGGTGACGTCCTATGGTATGCACAGAATGCATGTGCTGCACTTGACGTCCGTATGGATGAAGTTATCTATATCAATACTCTGAAACTAGCAGCACGCTACCCTAAAATGAAGTTTGATGAGTATTACTCCGAAAATAGGAAACCAGGTGATATCTAATATTGGTAAGGTCTGGAAGTATAGTCTAGGAAGTTTTAGTGATGATAAAACTAAACCATATGACAACTATGTTGCTGCCGTCCGCTCTGTTATTTTCATTTCTTATCTGGTTACTAATTGTTTTATCATTTCTGGTGTCATAAGACACTGGAATAATAGATCTGATTGTGACGAACCTAAATACAAGGTGTTACCAGTAACGACACATGTCACGCAAGACAGATCAAGAGCCCCTGATGGATGGAGAGGGGGCATCAGCAAAACCTCTTAAAGTAAATGCGGGGTTTCAATATGAGTTGGATCTCATCAGGGCACTGAGAGAGAAAGGTTTTAACGTGTCTGATCCTGCAGGAGCGGACAGTGCCAAGGCAGACTTGGAGTTGACACCTACTTATAAAGCACAGGTTATTAAGTTTGAGTTAAAGGAGAAGTTGTCTGCCGACTTCGCTCAAATGAATTTTGATTTTGATACTGGGTCAATGCAGTTTACCATTGACAAGACTAAAGCATCTGCTCAGAAGGAAGCAGCAAAGACAATGATTGGTATTGCTGAGTCTTATAATATTATAAGAGAAGCAAACGCTCATTGGAATCCTAAAAGAAATATACCTGCTAAGTTTACGTTGTCGAATGATGCAACCCTTACACAACGTAAGTCAGCACACTCACTAGATCTTAAGAGATTTCCAGATAAGTTTCTAGCAGAGGGTCAAGCAGCAGCAAGAGAGGTAGAGAAATACTACAACTCAAAGAATACTTATTATATACAGGTGAAAGGAAAGGGACTATATTATATGGGAAGAGATGTTGAGGGATATGGATGCCCACAATTCTCTACCTCTGTAGCAAACAGTAGTATCAGAATTCGTATTAAGACTAACTCCAAGTCGAATGCAAGATGGTCGTTTCTGATGGCACTCAAGATCTCAGGACTTAGAAAGAGTAGTATGGATCTAGATGGCGACACGAATTTCCTGCTCAAGCCAGGTTTATAAGTGGCACACTACTTCACCATTACCGTAACCTATACATTATAATAAAGGCATGGCAAAAAACACCCATCTAGAGCACCTCGAAGACGACATCTTTAATCAGGGGTCAGCAGGTGCTGCCAATGCAGTCAATTTTCTAGAGTCACTTCGTGACATGCTTACAGCAGGTCAAGGTGGTGCCAATACAAAGGTGACTGTGAAGTGGGATGGTGCACCTGCTGTGATCTGCGGTAAAGATCCACAGACAGGTCAGTTTTTTGTTGGCACAAAGTCAGTCTTTAATAAGACGACACCAAAAATAGGTTACAATGAAGAATTCATCGACTTCCACTACGAAGGTGCTATCAATGGCATCCTCAAACAGTGCTACAGAGAGTTATCCAAACTCCCTATTGAGGGTATCCTCCAAGGTGATCTCCTCTATACTTCTACCCCTCCTCTTGTTGCCATTGGTGGTAAGCGAGGCTATAGATTTAAACCAAATACAATCACTTACCTTGTAGATCAGAATAGTGAGATGGGTGGAAAGGTTGCAAAGTCTAAACTTGGCATCGTATTTCACACACGCTATTCTGGTAGTGATATAACTAGTTTGTCTGCATCATTTGGTGTAGATGTATCTGGTTTACAGAAGGTCAAAGACATTGCTGTATTCTCATCGACATTCCAAAACGTGAATGGTATTGCCAACCTAACGATTAGTGAGAGAAATCAGATCAACAATACTATTAGGCAGGCAAAGAGCAATCTTAAGTCTGGTGGTAAGTTTCTTGACGTCATAGTAAAGGATAAGAGTAGTTTCTCTCCTGCATCTATGTTTAAGATCTACTTCAACCAAGTTATTCGTAGTGGAAAGATCCCTACTACCTCTATGGGTATGGCAAAGGGGTTTGAAACCTTCCTAAACGACAGGTATAAGAAGGAAATCATCAAGAAAAAGACTGAGAAGTCACAGAAAGAATGGGAGAAGCGTCGTGCAGACTCTATTTCTTTCCTAAATAGTAACAAGACAACTATGTTCGCTGCTCTAGCAGGTTTCCGTAATCTAATGGACGCTAAGAATATGGTTATAAATAAACTGAAAAAGATTGAAGGTGTTGGCACCTTCCTCGAAACCGAGACAGGTTATCGTGTAACAAGTCCAGAAGGGTTTGTTGCTATTAAAGATGGCACTGCACTCAAACTCGTTGACAGACTTGAATTTAGTCGTGCCAACTTCACCGTAGCAAAAGATTGGGGCTAATGCGTTTTCTAGATTTCATTCGAGAAGCAAAAGACACAAAGACAAAGAAACCCTCAGCGTCCGCAAAGGGTCAATCTTCCAGTGCAAAGAAGAATCAACAACCAGATGACCCCCACGTTGCAATTACTTTTGGCAGGTTTAACCCTCCTCATGCTGGCCATGGTAAGTTACTCGATGCTGTTAGATCTTACGGAGGAGACTCTGGAAACTATAGAATCTACCCATCAAGATCCCAAGACCACAAGAAAAACCCCCTCTCAGCAGACCAAAAAGTAGGTCACATGAGAAAGATGTTTCCACATCACAAGGACAAGATCCAAAATAACGAGGCACACCGTAATATCTTTGACATCCTTAGAGACTTGAATGACGAAGGTCATGCTCATGTTACTATGGTTGTCGGTGATGACCGAGTAAAAGAATTTGAAACACTAGCAAACAAATACAACGGAGTCCATTACGACTTCAAATCTATCAATATTAAATCAGCAGGTGCTAGGGACGATAAGTCCGACGATCCTATCGAAACCATGTCAGCATCTAAGATGCGTGCACATGCACAAGGTAATGATCATGATTCATTCCATGGTGGAATGCCAAAGGGTATCAGCAAGAAACACAGTGCACAACTGATGGCAGATGTCCTTAAGGGTATGACCCCACCACCTAAGAGTAAGAAACCTAAGAAGGGTGAAGGACTACATGAGTGGTTGAATGAATCTGTATGGGAATATGCACCTAAACTAGACTACGAAAACTTTCGTGACTACTATATGCTTAACCACATCTTCAAGGTGGGTGCACTAGTAGAGCATGATGACACAGGTCTTACAGGACATGTTGTGCATCGTGGCACTAATTATGTAATATTCAGAATGCCAGATGGCAATGAGCACCGTGCATGGTTACAGCACATCACTGAGAGAGAAGATCAATCTAACTATTCTGCAGACGATGGTAGTGGTAATACATGGAAAGTAGGCACAGATGCATACCGTAAAGCAGTGCAAGACATGACACCTGGACAAGCGACAATCAAATTTAGTGACTTTAGAAAGAAGTCTAAGACTAAATAATAATACATTCTTGACGACCAACTTAGTAAAGCAATGACTTTAGATATCAAAGTGTCTGCTGCACTCATGAAGTATTCCTTCCTAGAGCAGAGAAAAATCTTCCATGCACTAGAGACTGGCACTGTAGACAAACTGACTAAGCATCTACAAGAGGGTGCTGAGAAAGCAATCGACGCAATGGACTCATGGGAGCCTATCGTTGAGGGTTATGGCGGGTTTCCTATTGAAAAGGAAGCAGTTGCTAAGAAGAAGATGGAGTTTAAGCGTGACAAGAATGTAGGTAGAGTCGTCACCTCTGGTGGAGATCAGATGCTAGTCACTGGTCGTAAGGCAGACGGACGCTATGTTGTTATGGGTAAGGACGGTCGTAAGACTGCAAAGGATGCAGTTGATATCGGTGTCGTTGCTAAAGAGCAGGTAGTGGGTGTTGATCTCGATGACCTGCATGAGTCAATGAAACAGGCTCGTAAGAATGTTGGTGCGTCTACTTGTTGGGACGGATACAAGGCTAAAGGCACCAAGAAAAAGGGAGGAAAGGTAGTCCCTAACTGCGTTAAAGAAGATGAGGTCGCTGAGGGTAAGAAAGGATTGTGGGATAACATTCACGCCAAGAGAAAGAGAGGCGAGAAACCTGCAAAACCTGGTGATAAAGATTACCCCAAGACACTTAACGTAGAAAGTAACCAAAGTTTTGATGCAATGATAGAAGCATTGTGTCTACCAGAGTATGAGGATCTAACGTTTGATGAGATCCATGACATCTGTGTAGAGACTCTTCTTGAGTTGGATCAACCATTGCTCAATGAGGCAATCGATCTTATTGATTCAATGGAGCTTCTTACTGAGGCACCAAGTCAGCACTCTGCAAATCCTAATATTGCAGTGCAGGCACCTCAGAAGAAGAAGGAATCAGCAGCACCTGCAGGTAAACCATCCCTCAAGGATCGTATCAAGGCAGGTCTTAAGACTGCTGCTAAAGTAGTTGCTAAAGGTGCCGTTAAGGGTGCTAAGTATGCAGGTAAAGCTGCAGGCATGGCAAAAAATACAGCAGGCAAAATGGCTTCTGCTGCCAAAGACGGTTACAAATCGACCCAGACTGGGACATCCTCATCTGGATCTAGCAAATCTACCTCTTCCACAATGAGTGACACTCCACCTAAGGATGCAGGATCATCTTCCTCGTCTTCTACTAGTGGTGGTGGATCAACAACAACCTCTGGATCTTCTGGATCTGGTGGTGATGGATCAAAGACTAAAGAGAATTTGAAGAAATTCGGATCTGCTCTTAAGAAAGGTATCAAGAAAGTTGTTGGTAAAGGATCTCGTTTAGTCTCCAAAGGAGCTGGCAAACTCGCAAAACGTTTGGGAGAACAGTCCAGATACGATTGGAGAAGTAACATTAAAGGAGACATTTGATGCAACCTACAAGCAAAACTGTTGATAGGAAAAGTGGTCTCAAGACTGTTACTAAGAAAGGTATTACAGTTAATCCAAAGAAGGAAGATCTTATGAAAGAAGCACTAAGAAACAGCGTTAAGGCATCTATAGATAGTCTTAAAGAAGCTGCTAAGAAAAATGCCAAAGGCAAAACCAAAGGTAAAGTCAAACGTTGGTGGGACGACGATGGTGATGGCATTGGCTATGAGCCTCATGAAGTAAAGAAGGAGCATCATCAGACTGATGCAGAAGGCAATGTGATTCCACATGAGGACGAAGAAGATAAAGCAGCAAAGGCTGTTATTAAAGAGAGAATGAGACAAAAGATGATCTCTTTAACACAACAACATGATGCACAACAAGCTGGACTTGAGCCTACTGAATATAAAAAGCTATAAATAAGGTACCCCTTGTTTATAGAATTATGTTGAGCTTTCTAATGCCCCTTGCCTATAAGGTAATTGATTCAGCAGTCGCTAAGATTCCTGACGACGCAGAATTGGGCGAAAAACTTATCGATATCTGTCTCCTTATCATCGGAAAGGCAGTAAAACTTACTAAAACCACAGCAGATGACGCTCTCTTTGAGAAAGTGAAGGAAGCTTTGGCTGCAAAGGAGTAAGTTATATAAATAACATATAGATGATACCACCCCGCTACTAGAGAAAAATGGCTGTATTTGGACTACTCGATGCGAAAGCAATGGGCACAAACATTGGTGTAACCAATGGAGATGCCACCGTAACAACTTCTGGAGACTTCACGGACGCTTCTGACAACCTTGTCAAAGTAGGTGACGTGTTGGAAATCTCTGGTGTCGCTTACATTGTAAAACAAGTAACGTCAGCAACTGCTCTAGAGCTTCATAAGGTGTATGCAGGATCTACTGCAACAATCACCGCAGCAAATGCCGTTAGAAGGACTCCTCCTAAGGCAGTAGCAGAGTACGTTATCAAGGGTGGCGATAGCATCTCTGACTATCAGCTCGTATTTGTTGACGAGACTGAGAGAACTAAAGCAGCAAACAAGTCTAGAGGTATCACTGGTCCTGGTTGGTGGTTGTATCGCACATACACCACATACAATGGTGACACACGTCATAAGGCAGAGTGTCTCGCATTTACTCACGCTACCGCAGCCGCGGCTGGCGATGACGCAGACGATACAGTGGTAGCAGACGTCCAAGAAACAATCACTATCGGCACACAACCTGCAAACTCTACTTCATCTAGTGGAGCAGGGACATTCGCAGTTGCTGCCACAGTTGATCAGTCTGGCACCATCACTTACAAGTGGCAGAGACAGACTGCAAGTGCTACTGTTAGATGGGTTGACATCGCTGCCAACACAGACACAGGTATTACATACGCAAACTTCACCACTGCAACTCTTGCATATAGTGGACTTTCAAGCAATGCGTTGGACGGACAGAAATATAGATGTGTTGTTAACACCTCTAAGGGTGCTGAAGAAGTTATCACTAACGGATCCGCAACTCTTACATTCGGAAGCTGATAAATAAAATCAGGAAAATCCTGATTCGTAATGCGTTTTGAAAGTTTAACCGATAAGAATCACTTGCTGTTTGCAATCAAACACTATAGTAATCCGCAATCGGTTACCGTGGATGACTTCATGGAAGACATGAAGAAATTCAAATATCTTAAGCGACTGCTTAAAAGATACTTAAAGACTGGGACATTACGTACAAACTTAATAATCAACCATCTGGTTATACTATTCAATGTGTTTGGTGAGGCAACCATACCGTTGCTAATGTATAAGCTTGAGCGTGAGTATTGGTCTATACTTAAAACCTTTCTAATATTTTTAGATAGGTATCCAGAAATCAATGCAGGCTCATTTAACGATGTGGATATTGATATGGATGTATACGATACCTTGACGTCAATCAATGATTAATGAAGATGCCCCAACAATGAGTGCAGGCAACGGTGGATTCTCTGGATCTGCTGCTGCTAGTGGTCCTGTTGCAGGGTATGACCCCATGCTAGGGGGAAAGAAAGTCAAGAAGAGAAAGTATAAACCCAAAGGACACGTTGTAACTAACGTAGGAATAGGAGAAGAAGCAAGTCACTATCAAAAAGATAGCAGCATCATCCCTTACCTTATTCATTTCGATGGAATCGATTCATATGTTTTGTACGGTAAGTCACCGTCAGAAATAAAGATACAACTCAGAAAGATCTACAGACCTGAGGTGCATAACAAGATTAAAATCACACGACTATACCCTAATCAAGTAATCAAATTCTACTGGGACAAGAGACAAAAAGCACTAGGCGTATAATGTCTGACATTAATTCTGCAATATTAGAAAGATTAGAAAGAGTAGTTGACACATTACAGGAAAATTCTGTAAAGATGGGTCAACTTCTTGCTGTACACAATGAAAAACTGGACAAGCAAGACAAGATCGATCAGGTTTTGTTTGAAAAGGTTGACAGAATCCACGCAGATATTACTAGAGAGACAGATGCTATCAAGAAAGGATGTGAGAGAGACATCCGTCTGGTAGACGACAGACTCCGTATGATGGAGAAGAAAATGTGGACTATCGCAGGTGCCCTCACAGTAATTTCTTTCGTAGTGTCTCCTGCAGGCCAGAAAATTTTAGGTAACGTGTTGACACCTGAGCAACAATCCAGTATGATGGTCGGAGAGATGCACCGACTTGAATGAGTTACATTGATACCCAATACATTGATCGTGTTGGTGTCAGATTAGAAAAATTCAAACATCAAGGACGCACCTACAACTTTAGGTGTCCCTATTGTGGTGACTCCCAACGCTATAAGAGTAAAGCGAGGGGGTATTTTTTTGTCCGCAATAACGATTACGTTTATAAATGTCACAACTGTGGTATCTCTAAGTCTCTTTCTACCTTCTTAAAGGATCATGCATCAGACTTATACTCAGAATATCTCTTAGAAAAGTATAAGAAACCTAAGAAGAAAGACGTGCTACCTGACCTGTCAGCAAAGCCTTACTTTGCTAGTAAGCCAACAGGTCTGGAATCGATTGCTAGTCTAAATAATGAGCATCCCGCAAGAGAGTATTTAACAAAGAGGCAACTACCTGCAGAGGCATTCTATTCTCTGTATTATGTTGACAAGTTTAAAGCATGGGTCAACAAACAAAGTCCAAACTACTTTGAGAGTTTGAAGAATGACCAACCAAGAATCATCATCCCACTCATCGATGTGGATGGTAACTGGTTTGGAATACAAGGTAGGTCTCTAGCACCTAAAAGTGTGCTAAGATATATCACATGTATCTTCAACAAAGATAAGACTAAACTCTTTGGACTAGATCGTATCAACAAAGATGAGATTGTATATGTCACAGAAGGACCATTCGACAGTTATTTCCTTGGAAATGCTATTGCTATGTGTGGTAGTGATGTTGACTACAGCACTTTCGATTATCAATTTGTATTCGTCTTCGACAACGAACCACGAAACAAGGAGATCGTTGATAAAATAAGTAATACTATTGATAAAGGATATCCTGTAGTGATATTCCCTAAAACAATTAAAGAAAAAGATCTCAATGACATGCACCTAGCAGGTCATGACGTTAAAGAGATCGTAAAACGTAACACCTTTAAGGGTGCCGAAGCAAAAGTAAAACTAACATTCTGGAAAAAGGTATGAGCACCAACGTCGTCAAGCGTAATGGCAGTGTTGAGTCACTTAACTTAGAAAAAATTCATAAGATGGTCGAGATGGCATGTGAAGGCATCGGAGGAGTCTCCGAGTCTGCCATCGAAATGAATGCTAACATTCAATTTTTTGACGGCATCAAAACTAATGACATCCAAGAGATTCTTATCAAGTCTGCAAACGATTTGATTTCTCTGGACGCACCAAACTATCAGTTTGTCGCAGCACGTTTGCTCCTGTTTTCTCTTAGGAAAGCAGTCTATGACAACCATCCAGACTCACATCCACATTTGTATCAGCACATCAAAGACTGTATTGATCATGGACTGTATGACCCTGCCCTTCTAGACGCTTATAGCGAAGAGGAGTGGAGCGAAATCAACAACATGGTTGACTATGATCGAGACTATTTGTTCACATATGCAGGTATTCGACAAGTAGTTGATAAATATCTCGTACAAGATCGATCCTCTGGTGAGGTGTATGAAACACCACAGCAGATGTATATCATGATCGCTGCTACACTTTTTCAACGCTATCCTCTTGATAGCAGACTAACCTATGTCAAAAAATACTACGACGCAATCTCAAGGCACAAAATCAACATCCCCACCCCTATCATGGGAGGTGTGCGGACTCCCCTTAGG